CAATCCGTCGAATGCAATCAGCGAGCAGTACCGCGAGGGTCTGATCGCGCGCACCAGCATGGCCGACTATTACGAGCAGGAAAAGCTCTGGGTGAATACCAACGGCGATGACGTAACGGCCAACACTGACGCTTCGGCGCTGGTGACGGACGGTGGCTCGACAATCGACATGCACACGATGTTGGCTGTTGCCAAACAGCACGTCGGTATGCAGTTCACCGTGGCAGGCGTTTATGACTGCAATCCCGAGACGAAGGCTGCGTATCCGCATCTCAAGCAGATCACGATCACGGCGATCGGCGCGACTACTACTACGATCTCTCCGACGATCTACCTGACCGGCGCGAAGAAGAACGTGTGTTCTTCAACCGGAGCGGACCTGGCGACAACTGCATTCGACGCTGCGGTTCTGACCTTCGCCGGTTCGGCTTCGTCCTCCTACGTGCAGTCAATCATGTACCAGAAAGAGGCGTTCCAGTTCGTGACGGTGGACCTGCCTCTGATGGACGACGCGCACAAGTGCGTGCGCATGACGCAGGAAGGTCTGTCGATGCGCTGCTGGATGGGTTCGGACATTCGCAACGACGAACTGCTGATGCGTCTGGACATCCTCTACGGGATGGCCGCTTTGCGTCCGCAGTGGGCCTGCCGTCTGTATGGCGCGGCTAACGCCTAGCACCTGACGCCTTCCGTCAACCCAACCAAAAGGAACTATCATGGAATATGTCGGTTACAACTCGCCCGATGGCACGACCATCGGGGCATCCACCACCGAGAAGGTTTCGGTGTACGGCGTGACGCCCGTTGTTCAGGCGTCCGCGCTCACGGCGGTCACGACGACCGCATCCACCACCACCACGCCCTACGGTTACACGTCCACGCAAGCGGACGCCATCGTGACGGCGGTCAACGCGATCATCACTGCGCTCAAGAATTTCGGCATCACGGCGGCGTAGCGATCCACCAGGGGGCGTCGCAGGGCGCCCCACTAAGGAGCCAATGAAAATAAATTACAGCGGCAAACTGATTCTCTTTACGTCTTTTTACGAACATCGATCCTACAGCCCATACATACAATCGATGGTCGAAACAGTGGCGACACTGGACAGGCTGGGTGTGGATTGGGATTATTGGCCGAGCCACGGTAGTTTTCACATAGAGCGCGCCGTCAACGACACGTTAACCCGGTTCATGAATGACGAGGGGGCCACCGATCTGCTGATGATAGATTCGGATGAGTCTTGGGATGTGACCGGCCTGATCCGGTTGCTTTTGCATCCAGACGAAGTGGTGGGCGGGACCTACCGGATGAAGAACCGCTGGGAGCATTATGTTTCATTCATCCATCACGAAGACGGGCATCCGATCGGCAAGAAAATGTCGGACGGCACGTATCTATTGAAAACGGACGCGTTGCCGGGCGGATTCATGCGGGTCAAAAAATCTGCGCTGCGAAAATTCCACGACGCGTATCCTGATCTGCGGGTGGAAGAACGCGACGGCGAGCGCAAGTATACGGCCACGGTGTTCTTCGAGTCCAAGGTAATCGACAATTTATTTCACAGCCCCGATGTGCTGTTTTGCCGGCGGCTGCGTGAAATCGGGATCGAGCTTTGGGTCGATCCGCTCGTTAAAGTTGACCATTGGGGGCTGACGAAATACCCTGGCGATTATGACAAATACTTGCGCAACCAGCAAATCAAGAACGAGGGCGGGGTGTTGCTCGTATGAAAGTCGTCATCTTCACGTCATTTTACGCACAGCTTGCGTTTGCCCCCTATGTGAGCAGCCTGGCGTACACGTTGAGGCGGTTGTCTGAACTCGGCATCAAGTGGGAATACTGGTGCCGCCACTCGGCGTTTCACACCGACCGGACGATGAACGACGCCATGACGAAGACGATGAACCGCGAGGACATTACCGATTTCATGGTGATCGACTCGGACGAGTCTTGGCAGCCTGAAGCGGTCGTGCGATTGCTTTCGCGGCCCGAACCGATCGTTGGTGGCTCGTATCGGATGAAGAACAAATGGGGCACTTACGTCGGCCAGATCAAAGCCGAGAACGGCGTGCCGGTCGGAAAATTCCTCGAAGATGGTACGCCGCTGCTCGAAGCGAAGCGGGTGTCGGTTGGGTTCATGCGAATCAAGACAAGCGCGCTGCGCCAGTACAGCGCGGCGTATCCTGACATGCGCAGCGACGAAGAAGGCGAGGGCACCGATACCACGGTGTTCTTCGAGCGCAAGCGCGTCGGCAATCGTGTGTGGTGTCAGGACATGGCGTTTTGTGACCGGATGGAAAAGATCGGCGTGGATATGTGGATTGACCCGACGTTGAAGATCGGGCATTGGGCGTTCACGGAGTACCCCGGCGATTTTGACAATTACCTCAAACACGCGGAGATCAGATGAACTCGTTTGACGTGGTGAACCGATTCGAGGAAAAAGTCGCGGAATTCGCTGGCTCGCGTTACGCCGTGGCGACGAATACGGGGACGAGTGCGCTGTTCCTGTCGTTGATGTACTTCCGCGAGCAGGCTGAGGAACGGATCGTGCGTTTGCCCGCTCGCACGTTCATCTCGGTGCCGATGGCGGCGATCCACGCCGGTTACGATGTCGAGTTCGAGGATATCGAATGGCACGGCGTCTACCAGATCAAGCCCTGGGCGATTTTTGACGGCGCGCTGCGCTTTCGGCGCGGGATGTATCGCGGCGGTTTGCATTGCCTGTCGTTTCACGCCCGAAAGCTGCTGAACATCGGTGAGGGTGGCATGATCCTGACAGATGACCACGACGCATATCACTGGCTTCGCCGCGCGCGCTACAGCGGCAGGGCGGGGCCGGCTTACGCCATCGAGTACGTCACGATGTTGGGTTGGCAGGCGTACATGACCCCTGAAAAAGCGGCGCGCGGCCTGCATCTGATGGACTACGTGGAAGACTGGCCCGACCAGGAGATGAAATACCCGGATCTGCGCGAGGCGCCGTTTTTCAAGAACCGCTCAATTGCCGTTGCGTTTCAGAGGGCGGCGTGAAAGTTGCCGTCTTCGGTTCGGGCGGCACGGCGAAGGAAACGCTCGGCTATTTGCACGGCGATCCGCGCTACGAGGTCGTTGCGGTCGTGTCCACGGAACAATTTGACAATTTGGATTATGGGGTCAAATTCGAGGTTTTTAACCGTGTTCCGCCTGAAATCGACGGGTTTATCATGGCTGTTGCAGACCCGGCACTGAAGCGAAAATTCGTTGCCGAGAACGTGGATAAGTGGATTACCTACGTGCACCCGAGCGCCATTATCTCACCTTACGCCCGAGTCGGGCGGGGGTGCTGGTTCGCGCCGAACAGCCTGATTTGTGGCGACGCCCGGATCGGGCGCTTCGTGACGTACAACGTCTATGCGCAGTCGGGACATGGGTGCGTGATCGGTGATTACTCGACATTCAGCCCGTACGCCACGACGTGCGGAGATTGCAAGGTCGGAACGGACGTGTTTTTCGGCGTTCACGCGGCGGTCGTGCCGCGGATCAAAATAGCGAGCGGCGCGAAGATTTCGGCCGGCGCGGTGGTGCGGCACTCGATCCTTGATGCCGTGACGGTGTACGGTGATCCAGCAAAAGTGAGGGCGGCATGACGCAAATTTACAGTCCGATCGGCGGGTATTTGGACGTACCCGGAAACGAAGTGGCGGAACTCGTTGCAAAAGGGTGGTTCGTCGAGGGCACACCCGGCTTCGTGGATCGCTACGCGATCAAGCGGCAACCCCTTGTGCCGGCTCAAGAACCGAGTATAGTGGAGCCACAACCGGAAGAACCACGCCGCGTTGGTCGATCCCGCAGGGGCGCAGCAACTGACGTAGGATGACCAAATGGCAACCGCGCAGACGATCGTAGATCGCGCCTTGCGACTGCTGGGCGCCACCGCCAGCGGCGAGTCGCCAACAGCCGCGGAATCAGCCGATGCGCTGATTGCGCTCAATAACCTGCTGGAGTCTTGGCAGGCCGACAAACTGCTCGTCTATACATTAACCGACACGGCCTTCACGCTGTCGGCAGGCGATGGCTCATACACGGTCGGGCCGGCGGGGAACTTCGCGCTGACGCCGCGACCATCGAAGCTGGAAAACATCTTCGTCCGCGCATCGAATCAGGACTACTTCATCGAATTGGTCGAGCAGGACCGCTGGTTCAACATCATCGACAAGACGGGCGCGAGCGACATCCCGATCTTCGCTTACTACGAACCGTCGATGCCGACAGGCACGTTGCTACTTTGGCCGGTGCCGACTACGGCACACAGTTTGCACATCGTCACTTGGACGCCGTGCAGTGTGTTCGCGGCGCTCGGAACTACTGTGTCATTCCCGCAAGGTTGGGAGCGCGCGTTGGCGTACAACTTGGCAATCGAACTTGCGTCCGAGTTCGGCACGCAGCCCGCGGCGTCCGTCGTGCAGATCGCCAACGAATCCAAGGCGACGATCATGCGCGCGAACCATCGCACGTTAATTGCGTACACCGAATTGGGCGTGATGTTCGGCGGGCACCGTTCGGACATCGTTTCAGGAACGCCATGAGATTGCCGCTCGTAGCCGAATTGGAGAGCCGCGACGGCTCGGCCAACAAGGACGAGCGTCTGACGAACGTACTGGCCGAGCAGGACGAGGGTGTCGTGATGGCGGTCTTGCGGCCCGGACTTTCCACCCTGGCGACGTACTCGGGCGCGGGCAACGGCTTGGTGCCGTTTGCTTCGCAACTCGTGAGCATTTACGGCGACACGATTCACGTCACTACAGGTACGTTTGCGCTACCGTCAGGGACGTTCACGCCGGCATGAGACTCCCAATCGTACCGCAGTTGAGCACGAAGGACGGCGCGGCGAACAAGAACGCCCGCATGACGAACGCGCTGCGTGAGAAGAATAAGGCTGTCGTGCGCCCCGGCTTGTCGCTGGTGCTTGACTATGCTGGTGTCGGCAATGGCCTCGTGCCGTGGAATGACCGGCTGATCGCGCTGTTCGATGACACGGTGTACGACATGGACGGCTGGGGATCTGGCGCGACAAACGGTACAGGCGGTAAGGCGCTTGCCTTAGCCGGGGTGGTGGGTACGCCCGTTACGCTGGATTACCTGGCGTGGAACTCGGGGTACACCTACTCACTGAACGCCAAGGTGACGTATGGCGGCACGACGTACACATCGACGACGAGCGGAAATGTCGGAGTAATGCCTGGAACAGCCGCCGCGTGGTCCCCGTACACACCATCGACACATTCGCTTGTTGCGGCCACATCGTCGAGTGCGGGTTTTAATCTACTTGGGTACGGCGGCACTTTCGGCAGCCTCACCCCGGCGACTATCAGTAGCGTTTCAGTGACGGGAATCTATTGCGTTACCGCGCGGCCGGACGCGACGCCCGTTCCGCAATTTTTGATCGAACTTGTCGATGCAGGGAGCTTGAGTCAAGACTTCTTCACGTCCATTACCATAGCGGGCGTCACGTACACCACGGCGTCCGCAGCGTATGGTGATTTAGGGCCGGGTGACCTGAAGCAATGGTTCTGGGATTTGACAAACCCGTTCACGTCCGGTGCGGGTACTTATCCAGTGACGGTAGTATAATGTACGACTTCGCAGTCAGCGCCGACCAGACGCAACTGATGATGAAGACGACGACTGCCGCCTATATCATGGTCAACAGCGGCGGGCTGACCGTCACCAAGATCACGAGCGCCAATTACCCGGCAACGACCGTTCGTGGTGTCGTTAATCTGGACGGATATTTTTTCGTGATGACGCCGACGTGCGACATCTATCAGTCGGCGCTCGAAGACGGCTTCACCTGGGCGGCGAACGACTTTATCGGCTCGCAGCTCACGCCCGAGCGCGGCGTATTCTTGCATCGCCACCTGAATTACATCGTGGCGATGAAGGAATGGTCGTGTGAATTTTTCTACAACGCGAAAGATCCTGCGGCGGTTAACTCCATTTTGCAGCCGGTTGACAATGCGGCTTTCGCCGTGGGCGTCGTATCGGACGGTTCCGTGGCCGAGGTCGCGGGCAATCTATATTGGATGGGGCAGACGAAAGCCGGTTTCGGTCGTGCGATCTTCCGCCTGAATGGCACGGCCCCCGAGAAAATATCGACGCCGCAAGTCGAGAAAATCCTGAACGCAGACAACTTGGCGACAGTACATTCGTGGTTCGCCAATACCGGCTCGCATGTGCTCTACGGTATCACGCTCGTCACGTCGGGCGTGACACTGGTGTTCGACGTATCGACCGGCCAATGGTCGTTCTTCACCGAACTCGCAGTGAGCGGATCGTCCAAGCAAGTCAATTCGATTTCCGCTGCGGGCGTGGTCGTGTCCACATCGCACGGTTACAGTGACGGCGACATTGCGCTGATTTCGCTGACCAACTCTAGCTGGAACGGGTGGCAAATCGTGACACAAGTGACGACGAACGGCTACACGATCCAGTTGCCTTCCGGTGTGACTGCGGGCACGGTTTTTACCGGCAACGGTACGACGGTCCCCTGGGGCGCGGCGCAAAAGCACACAGAGGCGTATTTCCCGGTTGTGGCGTCCACGTCGGTCAACGGCGTGCAGTACATGCAGCACGCGACGAGCGGCGCGCTCTACTCCTTCAGCCAGGCTGTGTTTGTCGATCCGATCGGCGCGATCGCCGCGCGGATCAGGACACCGAAGTTCGACGCCGAGAATGCGAAATTCAAGTACATGAACAAGGTGGAAGTGATTGGCGACAAGATCGCATCCACCGTGACGGTGCGTTACACTGACGACGACTTCGTGACGTACTCGGGCGCGCGGCCCGTGGATTTGAATGTAGAGCGGTCGCAGTTGCGCCGCATGGGAAATTTTACGCGGCGCTCGTTTGAGCTGCTGCATGTCAAGAATGCGCTGCTGCGGCTTGAGGCGCTGGAAATAGAAGGGGGTGCGTGATGGGTGCTGCACAGTTTCAAAATATTAAAATCTCCGCGGGCAATCCATATCGGAACCTGGCATTCGAAGATCCCAACGGCGACGGGATGCGCAAGGCACAAGCGTATGAAGTGCAGATGGGTGGATCATATTCAGGACCCAATAACAGACCGGGACCGGGGGCGTTCGGTACGGGAGATCCGGGCAAGTTGTGGGTTCCGGGGTGGACGCAAGACACTCCCGCCGCTGCGCCCGCCTCCGCGCAAGTCGGCGCAGCATCTGGCGTATCGGGACAGTTGGCCGACCTGATCGCAAAACCGGCCGCGGGCGGCGGCGGGCCGTCCGGCCCCGGCGCTAACCCGTTCACCGATCAGATGAATCAGTATCTGTCGTCTTCCGCGCCCGCCACACCGGGGCAGGCGTCGCTCGCACCGAATCGTTTTGCGGGCGGTTTGACGGCGGCTGAGCAGCGGTTGCAAGACCTTATCAGCAATCCTGAGGCGCTGCAAAATTCATCGTCGTACAAATTCCGGGTGCAGCAAGG